CTTTAAAATGTTCCGCCGTCTATATTTGCTACGTTAGCAGCAACATCTGCTGCCGGCGCAGCTTCCCAATTACCAGATGCAGCATCATATACCAAGGTATATCCATTTTGCACCCCATCTACATCCACTCCCTGCAAACCATCAATACTTGTTGCGGTCTGTGTCCTAGAAGGATTCTGTACAGACGATTTCAGTCTGACATTACTTGTAGGAGCAGAAGTTGTTACCCTTCTGACAGAGGTGGACCCCACCTTTACGTTCACTGCCATTACTTTGTTACCTCCGGTGTTACGGTTACAATTCCTTCCAGAATTCTCAAAGTCTCAGCACTACTTTCAATTTCAATATCATAAACATATCTACCAGCCTTGATATCACTGGTCTGCGCGGCAGTCAGTGATATAGTCAACTCTCCTTCATTATCTACTTTTGCTGTTGTAAAAGCTGTATAAGTAGATGTATAATAACTCTTACGCATTTGTGCAGAGACAGTATAAGAACTTAAATCTTTTTCCGTCCCATCGTCATTTGTAAGATTTATCGTCAGGGAGAATGTTGTACCCTGATCGATAGTGATGTTTTGTACAGTTGCCATGCTTCACCCATTCGTTATGAAATATTTATAATACCCAAAAATTCTATGAAAACTATAGTCACAGTCCTTTATGGTGAGAAGTACAACCCAGATGATGTTCATTATATTTATGAAAAAACAAAATGCTACAATCATGTATGCATCGTAGATGATGAGAATAGTAAATATCTCAACGAGAATATAAAACAAATCCGAATAGAAGAACCAGAGGGACACTGGGAAAAGATAAAATTATTCAAAAATAATTGGCAGGGGGATTGCCTTTACCTAGACTTAGATGTTATAATACAGGGCAGTCTAGACAAATTATTCGATCACTGTTCAAAACCAACAATCTGTCATTGTTACTGGAAGGCTCCGTGGGATACCAGTGAGAATAAAGTCTACGACAGTCCAAAACGGTACAAGGAAGATGACGGTTCCGATACTGTACCTTGGACATATAAGTGGTTGGGGTCATGGAATTCCAGTGTAATGGCATGGAACGGGAATGACGCAAGATACATCTACGACTACTTTGAAGACAACGACCAATATTTCATGACTAAATATTGTGGAGATGATAGATTTTTGTATCATGAAAAACTGTTTGACAATGTGTTTCCAAGGGGACTTATGTATTCGTTTGTCGCTGGAGTAGATTTCGACACAGACGTATCTCCAAGGGGATATCAGATCAAACCAGAATATCCAATTGTGCTGATGAACGGTTCAATATCAAAAGATGAGTTGAGAAAAAAATATTATGATGCACTTTCTCTGCATGAAATGGGGAAATAAGTACTCGGCAGAATATGTAAATAATTTACGCAAGATGGTTCAACAGAACTATACCAAGCGACACAAGTTTATATGTTACACCGATGACCCAGATGGTATTGACAAGGGTATAACCATTCGATCAATACCCAAAGTCGATCCTCTGCATCCCGATTATTGGTTTGGCCGAGAAAATTATTGTTGGGATCGAGCAAAGTTTCTTGTTCTAAATTCTCATCATTGGTTACGCACCAAGGGCCCATTCTGTTATCTGGACTTAGATGTTGTCATCCAGAACAACATTGATGAAATCTTTGAGTTATCTGCCACGCCTCATATGTTATATTCTCATTGGGAAGACCCCAGCGTGTTGCATGACCGGAGATTCAAGGACATCCGTGGCAGTCTCTATAACTCCAGTGTTATGTTATGGTGCAACGACGAGGGTGAAAAGATTTACAATGATGTCCTCAAACACAAAGACACCGTATTCAAAACATTTTGGAAGGGAACAGACAACTACTATCCCTACCGAGAACACGATGTGGTTGGTGACAACTACTGGTCTTTCTTGCCGTCAGATTGGGTTTACTCTTACAACAGGGGTCAGTCATACCCAGACAATTTGACAGAACACCTATACAGAGAAGAGGCAAAATTCTGTATCTTTGATGTACCTGTGGTCCCAAAGAAAAGTGTTCAAAAATATTTCAAACCATCCGAGGTAAAGGACTACAACATACTGATACACTGGTATGGCAAGAATGAGTTTGAAAAACTTTGGATGCCTAAGTTTCCAGAGAACTTTTTCACTGATAACAAACACACAAAAAGAATTGATACACTAATCAATGATGCAAACTCATATGATCCGTTTGTAAAACAAATAGAATCCAGACACCTAGAAACTATCAAAGAACTTGATGGTGATCTGATTTCAATGCACAAGAAGTTTCTTGCAGATTTTCCTACTGACCCCCTATTATTGGAGGGCGATGAATCATTGTATTGGAACAAAAACGTAGACGGCATCTATAATTTCTACAAAGAAAGATACGTTTACAAAATGCACAAGGTGGTCTTTGATGTTTTGGTAGATAAGTTTTACAAAGACCTACCAAGAATAAAAGAAGATTGGGAGAAGTACAAAGACAAGTTTGACAGAATAAAAAACTGGTGTCAGTTTGATTCTATGACGGATGAAACTCTGGAAAGAAATTATATGGACCAGAGTATCATAAACAAACTGCGGCAGATGGTAGAGGAGAACGATCTAACGTCCCTATCAGGCCAGATGATCGAATACTTTCCAGAACTAGAAGATCAACTGAAGGGAACTATCTCCGAGATCAAGGAGTCTGTTCCAGAGTTAGAAAAAGAAATATCAAACTTCACTTTCATCAGAAGAATTGAACCGCAACACAAACAGATCATCAAAGAAATATTTGACACTGGTGATATGATATCCATGCACAAGAAGTTTTTGGCAGACTTCCCAGATGATCCGATGTTGCAACGAGGCGACCAATCTCTGTACTGGAATAAAGACGCAGACGGAATCTATGATTTCTACAAAGAGAGATATATTTCTCGACAACATAAAATTGTCTACAACGAGGCAAACGACATTGGGCCTGTAAGATACTTCTGGAACATAAGTTGGATGCAGTGTTTTGCATTGTATCGTAGACTGTGGTACAAGAACAATCTTCCACAGATCAAAAAGGAGTTTATGAAGAATGTCGAACTATACGGCATTCAAAGATTGTTCTGGGATGCGGATGACGCAGACACGCAAAAGTTGTACAAGAGATACTACATAGAAAATCTCAAAGAACTTTTTTATAAACAGGACTATGAGGCAGTGTTTGAAAGACTTTACAACATCATGCCAAAAGATGAACTGTTATCGATACTCAAGCAAGACAACATGTCTGACGATGACACGTTAGTAAAATACTTTCAGATGCACGGCGAACAATACTCTGACATGTACCGTGGCCTATATGAAGACGGCGCACCGGATGGAGCACTAGTGCAGCTAAGTGCCGCAAGAAATGACACAAAAGATTCTTACAACGACATTTTTTTGACGGGGTACGAACACAATTTAAAATCCATCCGTAAAATTTTTGACAGGTATAGAGTCAATTGGGTGACGTTGATGTGTGAACTTTCTGACCCCACCAAGACAGAACACTTTGAAGAGATATGCAAATACTTCAGAGACAATGGCATAACACTTACGGTGCAAACTTACGATCAAACTTTTATGAAACCGAATTGGATCGATGAGATTGAATATGTAGAACACCCTAGACAAATTGTACACAACCCAATAGTACAAGAAACTATTGCCAGTGATATTCCAGTAAACTTGGAAACACTGAAGATGTTTAAAAAGAAAGACGAGATTCGCCGACCAAAACCAAAGTCTAAAAAATCTGATCCGGTTTGGTGTGACGCGAGAAAGAGTGGATACTTCTATGTGAGCGCAGACAGTGGTGCATATCCATGTGCATTTATTGCTAGAGACATATTAGAAAGTAAACTTTTACCCTATCATCCCCTTGACTATACATACAATAACCAGTATAATAGTCTAAAGAATTTTACTGTGGGTGAAATAATTTACAGAAATGATTTTGAAAATGTAAGTCAGAGTTTGAAAAGAAATCCCCTGACTATTTGTCATAAAAAGTGCGGTGGTTGTAATGCGAGTTAATTATGTTTGTGCTAAATGGGGAACGAAATACGGCCCACACTTTGTTAATAGATTGAAAAACATGGCGTTTAGAAATACGCCGGAAGAATTTGATGCACACTTTTATTGTTATACTGATGACGCGAAAGGTATAGATGATGATATCACTGTTATACCTTTTCCTGACATACCTGATATTCATCCTAAGTATTGGTTTGGTGGTGAAAATTTTAAGTATGGCATGGCTCGCTGCTGGGATCGTCCTAAGACTTTTGTTTTTAATACCCATAATTTTGCTCCTGATAAGCCTACTGGACGTTTTTGTTTTTTTGACTTGGATGTTATCATTCAGCGTGATCTCACACCTGTTATAACATACAACATGGAAAGACCCACTAAGATGAAGTCTTGGTGGCAAGACCCCAGACCAATGGATACCAGACAGTTTAAGTTGGCACATGGCGCATATACTAACGGTTCTTGTCAAGTCTGGTCAGACGATCAATGTGAGTGTATCTGGGAAGATGTGCTAAAAAATCAAAAGAAGATTTGGTTCACATACACTGACGGAACCGATAACTATCATTCATGGAAGTGGGGTCGATACGGTGAAGACTTGTGGGATCACTTTCCTTCTTGGATGGCGTACTCATACAACCGTGGCCGGTCATGGGATGAAGACGATTTGAATGTTGGAATCTACAGACCAAACTGCATCATCTGCGTATTCAATGTTGACCTTCTACCCTTTGAAGACAAGAGCAGGGGACACACAAAACAAGATGAACTTGTTGATCCAAATTTGTTGGAGCATTGGCGATGAACATCTACACGGTAAAGTGGGGTGACAAGTACAATCACCAACATGTCAACAGTATCTACGAA